CTTTGATGACATTTCAAATAATTTTGATGGTATAGATAAAACTTTTTCTTTAAAATCAAATGGGTCAGACATAACTGGAATATCGACAGATAATGCGATAGTTTTAATTAATAATGTGTTTCAGGGTCCGAATGCACCAAGTATTATTAGCAATTATACTTTAGCAGAAAATACTGGAATTACAACTATTACTTTTTCTGGGAACTCCGGAACAATAACTGATGATATAAACACTGCGGGTATTCCGAGGGGAGGAATTATTTTATCAATAGCTTCTACTCAAGGATTTGGTTATCAACCTTTAGTATCAGCAGGAGGAACTGCTATTGTATCTTCTGCAGGAACAATTCAATCCGTATCAATAGGCAACACTGGATCTGGTTATAGAGCAGATATAAATTATGAAATTTTAACAAAGACTTCATCTACTATTGGTGTAGGATCTACTGAAATTTACTTAAATAATCAAAATAGTATATTTGAAAAACTAAATCTTTTAAATACAGGTTCTAACTGCACGATTGGTATTGGGTCATTTATTCAAGAGACATCTATTGTTTCTGTAGCATCAACTTATGTTTTGATTGGTATTGGTAGCACAAGTCAATATGAAATTTCAGAGAATACTCCAGTTTCTGTAAATGTATCAAATCCCCAAATTGGTGTTGTTAATGTAAGTATTGCAAATAGTTCTGTAGGAGTTATTACGAGTACTCATATTGGATTTACAACTATCATTTCTGGAAATATATCAACGTCAGTAACATTAACTAACTCCGGCATTGGGTACACATACACAAATCCACCTTATGTTGTTATTGATGCTCCAGATTCATATACAAATATACCACTAAAGTATAGTTCATTATCTTCTGGAATTGGAACTGGGTCAAAAGTTGATATAGTAGTTGGACAAGGTTCTAGCGTTATTGATTTTGAAATTACAAATACTGGATATGGTTATGGTCAAGGTGAAGTACTAACAGTTCCTACTGGAGGATTGACAGGAATACCAACATCCACAGGATTCTCAGAATTCCAGATATATGTCCAAAAAGTATTTTCGGATAAATTTACTGGATGGTCCATAGGAGAGTTGCAGTCTTTAGATAACTTTGATGATCTTTTTGATGGTGAGACAACTACCTTCCAACTCAAAAAAGATCAAGTAATTAAGTCTATTGTATCTTCTAAGGGTTCTAACATTGATGTACAAGATCTTCTTCTAGTTTTTATTAATGATATTTTACAAGTCCCTGGAGAAGGATATAATTTTGATGGTGGAAGTATTATTACTTTTACTGAAGCTCCAAAAGTTGGAGACACTTCTAAGATTCTATTCTATAGAGGAAGTGGTGATACTGATGTTATTTTCAGAGAAATTATTGAAACAGTTAAAGTTGGAGACGAATTAACAATTGGTTATGATTCTTCAATTGGACAAGAATCTTATTTGCAAGAAACTTCTAGAACTGTAACATCAACTAATTCAACAGATCAAGTTTCTACAGTTCCATACTTTGGACCAGGCAATACTGAAGATGAAAGTTTATTGAGACCAGTTGTTTGGTGTAGACAAACCGAGGATAAGATTATTAATGGCAAAGAAATTGGCAAAGATAGAGAACTTTATGAACCAAATATTAATCCTTTTGCATATATCATTAAAAATGTTGGAATAGGATCAACAGTAATCTATGTTGATAATCTTAGACCATTCTTTGATGCAAAAAATGAAAGTAATGCAACACTAGCATTCCAAAATAAAGTAACTCTGATATCACAGGATCCAGTATCTGGTGCAGCAGGAACTGCAATTGTTTCTGGTTTGGGAACAGTTTCTTCTGTAATTATCTCTGATGGAGGAGTTGGTTATACAACAGCAACAGTAAGTTTTGCTTCAACTATTGGGGTATCAACAACTACTCAGGCACTTGGAAGCGTAATAATTGGATCGGGAGGAACAGTAACTGGAATTGCTATTACTAATCCTGGTGCTGGTTATACTTCATTAAATCCACCACAAGTTCTTATTTCCACCCCAACAATAATTTCTGAGACTAATGCAGTATCTTCCTATTCTGGAGACTCTGGAATAATCGTTGGATTTGGCACTACTACACAAACTTCAATTGATAAAATTATCTTTGATCTTTATATTCCTCAAGATTCTTTCCTAAGAGTACCTTCTTTAGTTGGGACTGCTATTACTATTAGCTCTATTGATATTGGTGACTATTTTATTGTTCGTAATTCTAATGTTGGTATTTCTTCTACATCAATTCAATCTAAAGATATTAATAACAATAGTATTGGTTTTGCTACAAATTTTGTTGATTCGGTATATCAGGTTGAATCAGTCTCAACTGTAGAAACTAATATAACTGGAATAGGAATAACATATGTAAGGAGAGTATACTCAAGAATTAGTGGAATTGGAACTGGTTACTCTGGTTTAACTACATCAAATTATATTGGAGATTATAGTTGGGGTAAGATTGGTTTACAATCTAGAAATGAAAATAATGAGTATAACTTCTATGGAGATCAAGGTTCTTTGGGAATTACGACATCATCTATAGTATCAAGAACGTCTTCATTGAAGTTTGAAAACTATATCGTTTAGAGTGATCACTTTAGTTAATAAATAGATAAAAAACTCCATCAAATGGCTGCAATTATAACTGATCAAATTAGAATATTAAATGCAAAAAACTTCGTAACGGATGTTGGTAATAATGCATATTATTCTTTTATAGGATTGCCAAACCCATCAGATTATCAAACTGATTGGGATAGCAATCCTCCAGCACCTAAAGATAGTTTTAATCAAGAGAATGATTATTGGGATACAATGATCGCTTTGAAAAAAATTAATACTTCTGATGTAAGACAAGTTGTAACGAAGAGATTTTGGTCTTCCGGAACAACTTATGATTATTATAGACATGATTATAGCAGATCAAATACAGCAAAAATTTCAGGTGCAACAAATTTATATTCTGCATCATATTACGTAGTAAATGAAGATTATCAAGTTTATATTTGCTTACAGAATGGAACCGATCCTGATAATCCAAATGGTAGACCTTCTTTAGACCAACCGCTATTTACTGACTTAGAACCAAGAGCGGCTGGAAGTAGCGGTGATGGTTACATTTGGAAATACCTCTATACTATTAAACCGAGCGAGGTAATTAAATTTGAAACTTCAGATTTTATTCCGGTTCCATCAGATTGGGAAACTTCTTCAACAAACTCTGCTGTAAGGGAAAATGCAGTTGATGGTTCTATAAAAATTGTTACAATCACCAATCGTGGAGTAGGTGTAGGAACTGCAAATAGAACATACACAAGAGTTCCCATTAATGGAGATGGAACTGGCGCAGAATGTACGATAGTTATTAATAACGACTCTCAAGTACAATCAGTAACAGTATCAAACCAAGGTTCTGGATACACTTATGGAAATGTAGATTTAGTTGCAGGAGGTGTTCCAACCGGAACAACTAGACCAAGTTTTGATGTTATAATCTCGCCAAAAGGTGGACATGGAGCAAATATTTACAGAGAACTTGGTGCTTATAATGTTTTACTTTACTCTAGAATAGAAAATGATAATGAAAATCCAGATTTTATAACCGGTAATCAAATTGCTAGAGTTGGTATTGTTCAAAATCCAGAAGTTTCTGTTGGATCTATATTAAACTCAGATAAAGCAAGTGCTACATATGCATTGAGATTGACTGGAATTGGATATAGTTCAGCAACTTTTGATCCTGATTCATATGTAACTCAAACTATATCTGTGGGTAATACTGCAGTAGGAAGAGTTGTTAGTTATGATCAAACTACTGGTGTTCTAAAATATTGGCAAGATAGATCTCTAGTAGGATTTAATACCGTTGGAGTAGCAATAACAAATCCCACTTATGGATTTGAACTTTTAGAATTTACAAGTTCTCCATCAAATGATGGTGCAGGGAGTTTGACAATTGTTCCATCATCTGGATCAAATCTTGCAATTGACACTTCATTTACTGGTATAAGTACCGTAATAAATAATAGAACATACTATCTTGGACAATCTTTTAC